CGTGGGGTGGGTGACGCCCTGGCGTTCGGCTTTGGTGGCCTTGGCGGTGTAGAAGAACCGGGCGGCGCTGCCGGTGTCGCCTTCGTAAGTTTCACCTGTTGGCATACCTGCTCTGAACGTGTTGCCGCTGCTGCCCCTTGTACTCTTTTGACCACTGCCGCTCGCCGTCTGCGGAAACAACCCCACCACCTCGTCGCTGCCGTCGTGGATCAAATTGCTAGGCCATCTTCCAAGGTTCGGATCATGGCCACCAACGCCAGGCGTCTTCTTGCTAACGCTGGCTGGCACGTTCTTGCTGGTCCCCACCCGACACCCATCCACATTGAGAGCCCCGGTGCCGTGCTCCAGCACGTTCGCGGCCACGGTGCCGGCCAGCGGTTTGCGGGCCATGGTGATGCACTCCCAAGACGGCTTTAGCGCTGTGCCCCAGCCGGCCCACTGCTGGGCTTCGGGGGTGGCGGGGGCGGTGATGTCCCAGCTTTCGTAGATGGTGCTGCCGCCAATAGTGGGCAGGGCTGATTTGCCGGAAGTGCTGCGGGCCTTTGTGTCTTGCCCCACTACCTCGCGGCTTGCCATGTTCTGACTCTCCATGCTGCGGATGTCAGCCTCGCGCTCCACCCATTCGGGCACATCGCCCAGCAGGTAGCGGCACTGCTCTAGGTGCTTGCGGGTCATGATCGCGGGCTGACTGGCTGCCGTGGTGTAGTGCCCGCCCATGTTCGTGCAGGTCGCCTCGTCAATCTGCCGTGACGTGATGCCAGTGGACCGCACCCAAGCCGTAAAACGGCGGCGGCGGCGTTCCTGTTCTTCGCTGGCGTCCATCCGATCAATCGCCTTGCTCACGTCCAGCGATTTCGGAAACCCTGACCCGTAGACCCAGGCGATCATGTCCCTGATCTCAAAGCCCGCGTCCTCAATCCGCACCGCCATCCGGTGCTGTGTCCTGGTGCCAGCGAACGCCAGCAGGTGCCCGCCAGGCTTCAGCACCCGCAGGCACTCGGCCCATATCTCCACGCTGGGCACGTCGTAATCCCAGCGCTTACCCATGAAGGCCAAGCCGTAAGGCGGATCAGTCACCACCGCGTCAACGCTGCAATCCGGCATGGTGCGCAGCACGTCGAGGCAGTCGCCCAGGTGCAGGGTGCGCGCGCTCACCCCACCCTCCCCGCCAACACCTCGAGCGAGACGGCGTTCACCCCACCCCGCCCCAACCATTGCCGCTGCTCCTGCAGCAGGGCCAGCACCCTGCGGCGCTCATCAGCCCGCCCCTGCTCGTAGGCAGCCGCCACCGCGCGCTCTTGCGAGAGATCCTCCATGGTGGCCGCCAGACGGGCCTCCAGCGCGTCCAAGTCCGCTTGCTTGGCCTCCAGGGTCCGCACCACCTCCAGCACGCTCTCAAGGCTCACTGGAGCGCTCCGCAGCTGTGGAGGTTGGTGCCGGTGCAGCCCATCGCCAGGGGTTTGATCAGCGGCGCATGGGCCCAGGTGGCCAGGGCCAGGCCGAGGCACAGCCCGGCGAGGAAGAAGGGGGAACGGTTCACAGGAGGCAAGCGCTTGTGAGCGCCGACGACTACGTGGGGGATCGTAGCCGCTCGGTGACGAAATGTCAGAGGTAGGGCAGGTAGGGCAGGTAGGGCAGAGGTAGGGCACCCCTAAACCCCTTGCGCCGCAGTCGATTGCCCTACCTCTATGAATTGCCCTACCTTTTTCTGGAGAGTCTTCTGAAGTGGTAGTTATCGCGCGGGACGCCCAGGTAGGTCAGTGTTTTCAAAGTCTTGGAAATAGGTAGGGCAGTAGGGCAGGTAGGGCAATCCAGAAAAAAACCCAGTCTGGGACTGGGTTCTCAGCTGCTCCGGATTGCCCCACCTCATGGATCAGAGGTAGGGCAATGCACCCACTTCCACGACCGCTGCCCTCCAGCCATCTGCCGGACCCGTTCGTAACCGAGCGCGCGCAGGATGTCGGCTATCGCCATCTGATCGCCCCTGGTCTGCCGTTCGATCGGCTTCTGCACGGCCTCGCAAAGGATGCGCTCGGTGGTGATCGTCTCCCCCAGCATCCGCTCACGCAGCCACGCCTGCACGGCCGGCAACCACGGGTTGTCCACCACGTAGCCCTCGTTCTCTGCTGCCACCTCCTGGGCCAGCTCGGCCGGCAGGAAGTTCCTGGCGCCATTGCGGTAGGCGTGAACAGCAGCAGACCAGATCCCATCCACTTCGTTGAGCAGGTTCGGCGTGTCGATCGGGTCGGTCTCGGTGCGGGTTGTGGGGATGACCCAAAAGCGCCGGTTCCCGGTCTCGTCCACAAGGAAGCCGGTGGACCTGTTGGTAGAGCCGACGATGATCCCGCGCCTGGGAAATGCCTCGGTGGCTTTGCCGTAGGGCACCCGAAATAGGTCCGTCCCCTGAGACAGAAACGCCTTGACCTGGCCGGCGTGCTTCCTGCCCATTATGTGGTCGAGCTCGGCCCATTCCATGATCCAGGAGCGGTGCAGAACCATTAGGTCGTCCTTGCTGCTGATGTCCCGCAGGGCATCAGAGAAGAACCCCTTTCCGAGCGCTGACCAGAAGCTTGACTTTCGGGCGCCCTGATCCCCCATCAGCACACACGCGCTGTCGTGCTTGCATCCGGGTTCAAACACCCGCCGCACGGCCCCGATAAGCGTGCATTTGAGCATGTGGTCGTAGAGGGTGGGCGCCATGCCCTTGCAAGCGTCTTCAGGCCTGAGGTAGGCGGTGGCCAATCCGTCGATGTAGATCGGTGGCACGGTGGCCGCCACGTGCTCGAGGTAGAGCCGCACGGGGTCGTATGGGTTCTCATGCGCCACCTGGATCAGACAATCAAGGGCCAGATCCTTGGCGACCTTGTAGCCCTGCTCTGCCAGCTTCAAGTAATAGCGCTCCGCCCCCTCGAGCACCTCGCCGCGCATCTCGATCTGCTGGCTGAAGCGGTTGTAGCGGATCACCCCATCCCGGGCCTGGTGCCGCAGGATCGCCAGCAGCTCCCCGGCCTCGAGCTTGGTCGGCTTGTCAAACAACGGCACCCGCTGCAGCTCCGGCACGGCCGCGGCCGCCTGCATGGTCTCTGGCCGCTCCCGCTCTCGCTCCCGCCTCTCAGCCGGCCGGTCCTTGGCTCGCGTGTGATAGCTCAGCCGGGACAGCAGCCGATCCTCCGGCGTGCCGGGTCCAGGGTTGCGGCTCTCGGCCCCATCGAATCGGTGCCAGGCCTTGCGCTCGTCGAAGTCCTTGGCCTTGCCGCGCGCGGCCTGGATGTGGTCGGCGAAGGCGTCGCGGGCTGTGATGTCAGGCCGATGGCCTTGGGCCAGGATCCATGCCTCTGTGCCCTTGAGGTCAAGGGCCAGCCGCAACTGGTCATCGTTCCAGCTGCCAGGGTTGCCGCCAGACTCGACTAGCTCGCGGGAGTCGCGGGTGACGAAGTCAAGCAGTGGCACGGCCTGGCCCAGCTGCTGCCCCTGCTGCTGCGTGAACAACGGCCCCGGCTCCGCCTTTGGTGCCACCAGCAGCTGCTCAATCAGCACGAATGGCGCCTCGGCGATGGCCACCTCTGCCGGTGATGCGCCTTTGATCCAGCGGTAGCCGGAGGTGGTCGGGTGGGCACCGATCACCACGGACTGATGGCCCGACCAGCGGAGTTCCAGCTGCTCGGCCTTGCCTTCTGAGTCCTGCTTGCCGGACTTGATGACCCGCCTTCCCGCAAGGCTGGGCCAGAACTCCTCTGGCACCCGATAGATCAGCTGCAGCCGGCCATCACGCCCGCTGGTGACCTTCACCGTGTCGGGCAGGGTGCTCAGCGGCGCACCGATCCGCTCGAGCACCTCAGACGCCGAAATGCCGTCATGGTCCACGAACAGCAGACCACCGGAGAGCGGCCCGCACGCCACGCCGATGGCCTTGGCCCGGCCGGCTTTGATCTCGGCCGCGGCCTCCGCCTTGGTGAGCGGGTTGTCTTGCCAGGCGTCCTTATAGGGCCGCTTGTTGTTGCCAACGGCCACCAGCGCCCAGTCATCGGGCAGGGCCTGGAGCTGGTCCAGCAACTGCGGCCACCGGCCGTCAGCTGCGTCCATGGCTGACGGCATCAGCCCACCATCTGCTGTGCCTGCTTGACCGCACGCGCCAGCAGCTGCCGGCACAACGCGCTTCTGGTGATGAGCTGTTCCTCTGCCTTCTGGTCAATGGCCGCCAGCACTTCAGGCGGAAGCTCGATCGTGACCGTCTTGGTTCGCCGCGGCTTGGTTGGCTGCCGGTTCGCCATGTCTGCTCTCGTTAACGCTCGCAGGCTA